CTTCCCATTTGGCTGTTGCAACACAATACATGAATGTCCAGATCATGGACTTGTTGATAAGCGTGGCCGTCCATAGTTCTGAATTGATGGCCGCGTATGCAGCGTTCCATGTCAGCGTGCGCGTGGTTCCGTTGTCCCTGATGCGTATGCGAAGCTGCTGGCCGTCTACGGGAGTACCAGTAGGGGCGTTGATGGTGAGATTACCCGCCAATGCCGAGACCGCATGAACGTCAGTCGTGTCTGAGTTCGGGGTGATCGAAGCAGCGGTTGCTACAGTCGTGAGGCGCGGGTTGATGCGGACGTTGGTGAACGTCTGAGGCGATGAGAACGTGACAGATCCCTGAAACGTCACGGCGTTCTGGAATGTTGCCGTGCCTGATGTCGTCTGGTTGACGAACGTAGCAGTTCCGGTGAAGTTTGGATCTGCGCGGTTAGCCTTCTCGGCGTCAAGCTCCTGAAGCGCAGCCTGAGCATTCGTGGCACTAATGCCGCCAACTGGCGTTACCGTGACGTTCGTTGCCGAAATGGTCGTTGTCGCTTGGAGTGTCTGAGCCACCTTGAAGGCGGTCATGTACTTTACGTCATCAACACCTGCGATAGCGTCAGCCGTGGTTGCCCTGATACCGTCAGCATCCGTTGTCGTCTGCATGGTGCCACGCATGGCGGGTGTGAAGTCAACGGTTATTGATGTGTCAATCGCCATTTACGTCTTTCCATGACTTCCACACGATTTGGCCGTGATACCACAATACAAAGCCCTCGTCCCACTCTTCAAGACGAACCACTCCGCGCTCAGATGTAGTCTTTTCGCCAACTACGTAACAGGGGTATTTAGTCCACGCTATCTCATTAACCTTGCTTAAGTTCATGGAACAACTACCTGTTCTGCCGATGGGCCGGTAAAAGTGACGTATTTCCCAATATATACCACGCAAATGCCTTGGAATGTAACGAGAATTGGTGGGGAAATGCCAAGCTTGCCGGGGTATGCAATGCGGATGTCCAAGGGCATTACTTATTCCCTCCCAAGCCTGTTTCCTTGACCTTCGCAGCGCGTTCGTTCAACTGCGCCTTCTGCTCGGATTCATCTGCTCTGATAATGGCCTGTTGAGCATCGCCAGCATTCTTGATCTGCTGGCCTTCGTTCTTCAGCGCCTGATTGCGGATGTCCTGCTGGTGCTTGACCTCTTCCTGGCGGCTCTTGACCATGACAGCGTTGATTTCAGTCGTGTACTTGTTTGCCAGCAGTTGACGCTCATAGTCGCCAGTAAGCTGCTTCTGACGGATATCCTCAGCATATAGCTGCTGTTTCGCTTCAGCGTCCTGCTGGTCAAGTTGCAACTTCTGCTCTGACTCCTGCTGCTTCAGAGCAAGTTCCTGCTGCTTAAACTGCGCTTCGGCCTGAGCCTGCTGCTCTTCCGGTGAAGGGCCTTTGTTCTGAGTCTGCTGGTTCATCGAGTCGATTGCTTCATCAATCTTGCCTTCAAGCTCACGGCCAGCCCTGAACGGAGCCATTGCAAACTTGATGATATCTCCGAACACAGGACCAAACGCAGGCATGGCCTGGAGGATTGGGGCGAACTGCTGGATCGTCCCGCCTAGAGCCTGAACGAACTCAGTGCGGGCCTGCTTCTCTGCCTGCTCGTCTGCCTGAATTGTCGAATCTGTCTCGATATCCAGAACGAACGGGCGCAGCTTGTTGTCCCGAAGGAACTTCATTACCTGCTCGATGGTAGGCGTAGCGGATAGCTTGCTGATCTGCTCTTGAGCCTGTTGGCTTATCTGCTGGATCTGCTGCTGCGCCTGTTGAAGCGCCTGCTTAGCCTGATCAGGGTTTTCCTGAGCCTGCTGCATCATCTGTGGATCGCGCTTGGCTTGCTCAACCTGCTTGTTGATGCCCTTGATCTGAGATTCAGCCTGATCCGTAATGCCCTTGATCTGCTTCTTTATGTCAGCATCCGTGGGGATTTCCATCTGCGACATTGCAAGCAACGTATCCTTCGGGAAATGCTCAGCCATGATCTCCGCTTCGATACGGACGATATCACGGGCAATGCGAACCATTTCCTTCTGCTTGTCACGAATACGGACAGATCCGCTCTGGATCTTTAGTTCCTGTGCTCCCTTGGTCTCATTGGGGTCTGTCGAACCGCGCTGGATGTCCGAGATACCGACGATCTCATAGATGTTGCTGATGACCTCGTTACGAAGCTGAATTAGCCCCTGAACCGTCTTTGCGATCAAATCAATCGGCAACCATTCAATCTTCTGAGACGTGGCTCCGAATGCAGCCCATCCAGCGATAGGCACAAGGATCTGCTCGTCGTTGTTCGTCTTCAGCGCCGTCTCTATAGCGTCCCCGACTTCCCCACCAGACGGATAGAAGCCCTTTATCTTGAGAGACTGGCTAAGAGCAAAGATGCGGTTGGTGAGGATGTTAACCTCTTCCAACTGGTCCTTGTAGAACAGCATATCCGGCACTGGGATCATGCTGTTGGGCTGCAGCGTGGTGGTGGCTGGCTTGGGGCAAGGATAGAAGCCCTCAAGGTCGAGGTATGGTTCACCCTCGTCTAGCGTTACGTCTACGCCTTCAGTGACCCAGACAACTTTGTTCTCGTCCTTCGACCATAGCTCCCATACCTGCGCCTTCTCCTGACGTGTAGCGCCACCGTCATTCAGATCCTTGCGCATGACCTGAAGAGCAGCCGTGAGATAGGCATCACCGCTATGCTTCTTGAAGCGGTCCTTCATCTCCTCAAGGGTCATCCAGGCGCACTTCGCAACCCAACCTGTTTCAGCCCAGTTCCGGGCAGGCTGCTGACGGAAGTCGCGGCGGTTCACCCACTCTGTGATAACCTTGTCGGAATATCCTGTCTTTTTCTTCTCGCCGGACTTGTAGCATACCCATGCGATGCCACGGCCAATGATGTTCATGTTGTCACGAACGCCAGTAAGCACGCCGTCGATGTCGTATATGTCGAAGCTTGTCTTTGTGGACCGCTCAAGAAGCTCTGAGGCTACGCGATATAGAGGGCGGCGATCCTTGAAGCGGGGAACAACTACAGGCTCGGGAGGGCGCGCATAGGTTGATGGGTTGATGACCTGTATATTTGCAAAAAAGATCTGGTATTCTCTGTCTCGTACAGATGAGGCAAGGCGTGACAGATCCGCGTACAAACGCTCTACACCGTCGCAGATATCCTGGTAGTCGCGATAGACACGCTCGCTCTCTTCAAGCTGCATGAGCCATGAGCGGCTTTCACCCGTTACGGGTGAGTAGTCTTCAGAATCAATGTTGGAAGGATTATCTTCAGCCAATGAATTGCCTCATGAGGTGCGCCTGATTGTTATAGCGCACCCCAAGGGCTAGGGCAAGATTAGCGGATATCCGGTTATAGGCTGTCTAGCGTCGTAAATCATTACACCGGCCCCTCAGCCTTGGCGATTGCTGCGCGCGCGGCGATGACCTTGTCTTCATACTCTGGGTTCCAAAGGCCAGCATCACCACTCTCTACGAAATTGACATACTCTTCAACGAAGGTCTTCAGCGCATCTAGAAGGTCGGGAGCGGCGACGATAAGATCGTGGTTTGCCTTAAGCTCTGCTTCTGGGAGCTGCTTCGACAGAACTCAGTCCGCACACATTAGACTGTCGCTGCTATCATGTCAACGGCCCGTCAGCTTTATCCTGCCAGTGCTAGGCACATGAACTGGCGGAGGGCGGAACATTCCTGGTGGTGGTGCTGGCAACTCAGGCTCTGGAGCAATCTGATCGAAGACGCCGCAGTTGATGGCGAACTCCCCGAATGCGTCTGCGCCGTGGCTGTTCTCGTCATGTAGCGGGCCTAGATACGTTCCAAGAGCCTCGTTCTTCTTGCGGCTGTAGCGACGAAGCCTCGATAGCCCTAACATCACGCGCTTTGTCTGGTTGAACTCGCAGATAGGCAATAGGCGTCTGGAGGCGTTTACGCGTTCCTGTGGCTTCTGAGCTACACCCCTATGCATGCTGTCGATGGAGAAGCCCAAGGAGTTAAGCGTCTGCACGCGTGTCTTTGCGCCAGCGCCCCATTCTCTCATTCCCACGTCATGCGGCAGGTAGTGACGCTGGTATTCAAACGACCCATCACGCTCAAGCTCCATCTGTATCTCTACACGGCTTTGTATGTCCCTTGTGTACTCGGGCAGAGCATTGGTCACGATCTCGTCAGCGCCCATGTTGCTGGCTTCGTAGTAGTCAATGATGCGAACGCGGGGCTGTAGGTTGATGTGATAGATCTGGAAGAACCAGATAGCGGTGTAGTCATCAACGCCCAAATCCCAGCCCGTATAGACTGGCGAATGAACGATGTGGGGGAAATGGCCTACGCGTCCTTCACGCTCAAGAGCGGCGATGTGCTTGGCATAGTATGCGGCTTCAGAGATGATCTCATACCCGCCGCCCCAAACATGCTCGGCCATCTCTGGGTCATCTTCGTAGTCCTGATCCTTTTCCTTCATGAGAATGTCAGGGAACCACGGATTGTCGAACCAGTTGACCTCTACAACAATGGCGTCCTCACGCATCTTAGAGCCACGAAAGAACGCATCGACAGGATCTGTGTGATAGCGAGGATTCCAGCTAAACCAGATCTCGGAGCCTTCCTTGCGGATAGTAGGGCGCAGTAGACGCAGAGATGTGGCGCTGAATGTCTGGGCTTCTTCCACCCACGCTATATCGAAGTCCTCAAGAGACTTGATGTTGTGGGCGTTGTAGGTCTGCATGCCCTTGAAGACGATGAGGGAGCCGATAGCTGCCCCTCTGATGCCTCTGATCTCCGTCTCCAGGCAATCGAAATAATCATCAAGGCCGAGCTTGGATATCTTGTCTACGATAAGCTGGCGAACCGAATCCTTGATAGTGGCCTGAACTTCTCGGATGCAGGCAACACGCGTCTTCTTGGAGAAGCACCGGAGAACAAGCTGTTCAGCGAAGAAGTGTGACTTAGCGCCGCCTCGCCCGCCATGTGCGGCCTTGTATCGTTTGGGCTGGATAAGCGGGAGAAGAGCGTCAGGCGCTTCAACGATTAGCTGTGATGCCACGGATCACGATCTCCG